AGAGGCAATGAATCCTGCGTTTGAAGATGAAACACCAATCAATCCATTTGATATGTGGAAAGGTGCTAACTTCAAATTGAAGATTACTAAAGTCGCTGGTTATCAGAACTATGATAAATCAGAATTCATGTCAGCATCTGCATTGTTAGATGATGATGAGGAATTGGAAAAGATTTGGAAAGCAGAACACTCACTTGCTGCGTTGACTGCTGACAAAGAATTCAAATCATATAGTGACTTGAAGGCACGTTTGGATAGAGTATTGGGTGTATCTGATGTACCTAAGACTACTGTGGAGACTCTGAAAGCTGCACCTAAGAAGCTTGTTACAGCAGATATCTCGGAAGATGAGGACTTGGCTTACTTCTCTAAGTTAGCTGAAGAATAAAGATTCCCATGCAAGTGCAACCCCGCTTCGGCGGGGTTTTTATTGGTTAAACGATTCTTGTTGAATTGTATATAACATTTCGGAATGTTGGTTCTACATTACGAACAGCAATAATAGGTGGTTTGAATCTTGGTTTACCATCAGGCTTAAGAAGTTTGCCTGATGCCGTTCTGGTTTGTTCGGTACTCTTTGTAAGACGATTCAACCGTTCATCCATTTCCACTTGACGGTTCTCGTTTGTTCTGGTTGTTACCTGTGCTGAGGCTGGCGGTGGTATAACAGGCGGAGGTGGCGCCATATCATTTTGGCGTTGAAGTTTTAAAGTTTCTGCGTTGTTCACACTATTATCAACATCAACATTTGTATCACCAGCATTATTGTTGACAACTGATTCACCAATTTTAAACATTGTGCTAGGTGGATTATCTTTTAACCAAGCAAGCAGCTGCGGTCTATCCGCTTCATAACTTTGTTTTAGTTCTTCATCTGATAACGAAGAATCTACAGCCTGTTGTATTTCACCCCATAGTGCTGTACCAACCTTTTTTGATGCTCTTTGTGCAGTAGCATTCTTTTCATTTACGTTTGTTGTTTCACCACGTAAAAATTTGGCATATGGATGGTTTTTATATTTTGGATCATAAGGGTCTTTTTCAATATCTGCTTTTATAGAAGCATTGATACCAACCAAGGCTGCTATTGCAGCTGCAATCCATGCAACAGGATTTAATAAAAATCCAGCGAGCCATGCCAGACCTTTAGCACCACCTAAAAAATTCTTAAAACTTTTCAGGTCATCAATTGCACTTTGTGCCATTGCCTTAATGTCAGCAAGCATTGCAGTAATAGAATTCAACAGTCCTGCCATACCACCACCTTCGGCTTTGGCATTTACAACTGTGGCGGTACCTTTTTTACCACCTTTAACACTCAAAGCTTTTAATAGTTCTTTGTGTCGTTTCTCTTCCTCATGCATCTGACCTTCTCTGAGATTGTTTTCTTTCTCCCTCAGTATCATATCATCTTCATGGCTCTTCTGTAGGAATGTTAATACATCATTTAGTATTGCTGACATTCCTGTAGTATCTTCGCCGCTAGGTAATGCACCGATTTGTTTAGTTCTACTTGTTACTGGTCTCGCACGACCTGTAAAGAATTCAATATCTCTTCTGGAACGACCTAACATCTTACCAAGAATGGCAGGACCTAAACGAGAACCACCAGTTAAAAACTTGGCAATATTAAGTGGATCAAATTTTTGTTTGATGCCTGTTATCTTGGACCGCAATTTTAATGAAATGGTTTTGGCAATACCTGAACCATAACCTTCACCCATAATGAGTTGGTCAGCAAAAACGGAAGAAAGAGATTGTTCTCGTAATCTCTTGGCTTGTTGATATGTTAATTTATTGTCTATCATCCTGCTCTTACCTTATCAAGTAATGGGTTGCTATCTTTTGGTTTAGTTAGGTTAACTTGTGGTTCAGTTGATGCCTGTGCTAGTATGTTGGTGGTTTGTTGTGCTTGCATTTTTTCTTGTTGAGCACTCATATCTTTTCTTAAATCTTGTCCTTCAACTGAAGCCGCACCTAATTTACCACCTTTATTATTTGGAATAGGTATTGATTTATTTTTTTCTAAAATTTTTAATCTATCTGCATCAAGGGCTGCACCAACATCTTCTGGTTTATTATGAGCTTGATTTCCGCCTATACCTTCATAAAAAGATTGTCCTTTTTTTAAACCCTTTTGTGGCAAATCATATGGTATACCAATAGAAGCAAATTCTTTGGCAAGTTCCATTAGTGCCATATCTCTTGTTACACCAGGTTTTCCATTTATATAATCATTAACAATTGGACGTTTTCTTTTTATTAATCCTTCTGTAAACAACATATCTTGTACATCAGGAGTTAATTTTGTATTTTTTGGATCAATTTCTAATTTTTTAACAATATCTTTCATCGTATCTGGAATAATTTGATATCGTCCAACAGCAAATATTTTGTCAGGATCATTTCTTAAATCTCCTCTTCTTAAATATTCTTCAATTGTCATGTCAGAAAAATTTATAACAGATTCATTTTTTTCATCAAAATCAGCACCAACAATCTTGTTATTAATTGTACCTTTATTATATGCATTGTACTCAGAATCATTTTTCCATTTTGTTTTTATGTTACCTTTTTTAGTTCTTAAAGGAGAAGATGTTTTACTTTCATACTTGGCAATACTTTCTGCAATATTACTGGTTGCAGCTAATGCATTACTACCAACCACAACAGCCGCAGTACCACCTACGATTTTTGTTGTTGTGGATGCGGATGGTAAAGTTGTCTGTATAGCTGGTGCGGCTGTTTGAGTGACTGGTGCAGTTGTTTTCTTTGCAGGCGCCGCTGTTGGTTTTAGTGGTCCTGCAATTTCTTTGGCTGGTTCAGCAGTTTTAGGTGGCATAGTTTTTGCCGGCGCAGGTGCTTCAGTCTTAGGTGCCGTAGTTTTTGCCGGTGCAGGTGCTTCAGTCTTAGGAGGTGTAGCTGGCGGTTTTGTTGGCGGTGTGGCTGGTTGTGTTGTTGTTTGACCAGGAGTTTTATTAACAGGAGGTAAAGGTGTTGTCTCTGTTTCCTGTGTTTTTATTTTTTTAGGTTTTACTACTCTTGGTTTTTTTATTTTAGGAGTAGTTAATGCCTTGATTATTTCTTTATTGCGTTTATCTCTCATATGATTTTGTTCTTCAATATGAGAGTTGGCCGCTTCTTGATTTAGTTTTCTATCTAAATCCATGAGTTTCATCATCTTATAGATTTCACCCATAATCTTGGTCGGTGGTGAAGATTCATCAACAAGGTTATCTGGCTTCTTAGTAAACAATTTACCAACAGTTGAAATTGTTTTTTTGGCACCTGTGAGCGCAAGTTTACTAAGGCGACCAAACGCCATACTTGCTGCCGACTTTTTTGTTTCTTCTGATGGTTGTGCCATTTACTTTTTCATTCGTTCTTTTATCTTTTGGTTTTCTTCCTCAATATACTGAATCAACATTGCAACATATATGTCCCTTTCCCATGGCATCATATTGTCAAGTTCGGTTAAACTGTACTTATGATGTTGCATCAATGAAAAATTAGTTCTATAATAATTTTTCAGGTTATCATGGCGAAAGGTTATACGAAAAAACTTTCAAGTCCCTCCACATTAATAACGTGGTGGAATGCACACTTAGAACAGGTCATCTCAAGCTTCTGTTGTAACTTTGGTAAGTTATTAAAGAAGTTTTCAATCTTCATAAACTGTTCTTGGTTCATACCTTCAACGAACTGTACCAATTCTTCAATTGGTGTTTCGTGTGCATAGTAAAATTGTTCACCATCGTAAATGTGTTCAATACTACGAGCCAACATATTAAAGGTGATATCAGTATCATTTTCCATATTGATAGAATCTTTAACAATACCAAACTCAGGGTATTTCATTTTTACCATCAACTTTTCAGTTAGTTGTATATCAGGTGAAACATTTTCATCCATCTCAACCTTAACCTCTAACAGATTCATATTAGAATCCATTAAATTGCCACACTCTTTATCTTCTACAATATTGTTACAACGATATTTCGAATCAACCACTTCACCAACCGATTTGGCTCTCAGATTAATAAAATAGAACTCAACGTCAACAATAGGTAACTTCTCAATATCAACACCTTCTGTCAAGGTACAATTATAAAGAATGTCTCGGATTGCCGTATGCACAGATGACGAATCATCTGATTCCATGGCCATCAATAGATTTCTTTGTTCTTTTACAAGGAAAGGTCTATATCTAATCTCTTTCTTTGAAACTGGTAATGTAATGTCGTATGTTGGTACATCAATTTTTGGTAAAGCCATAATAACTCCTTAATTAAATCAAAATAGAGAATTGTTTCTCCAATAAGTATATGCAAATGTAACTGACAGTTTATGCACACCGTCATTACTCCAATCCAAATCCAATTGGTTCACGGAGGTTGGAAATGCTTCATATAAATCAACCGAGTATGACATTTTATTTGTAACATCATATTGATTGATTGTAATTGTTGTTGAATAACTATCTTTATAGCTATAATTATTGTCAATTGGTGAATTGATACTATCCAGCCATGCATCAAATGCATATTTCTGTTTCATATCATCATCCATTAAAATTGTTAGGTCAATATCTGTGTATGACGTTAGGTGTGGAAACTTTTCAATTGGTCCATATGTTTTTTGTTCGTGTGTTTCAAATGTACGACCTGGTAAAACTGCAGCTTCACATCGATATGTAAGACTTCTACTTGATACGTAAGGTGATGCAAACAAAATAACAGGAATAGGAATGAGAACATCAAACCTACTTGGTCTTGCTAAATCTGTCCTAAAACTGGATTTAAAATCGCTAATCGAGCCTGCCATTTATGACTTCCTTATTTCTTCTATTGAATCTTTCCACACTTCTCTAGGTTGAGCCTTTTTGAATTGTTGGATTGGTAAGAATACCGCAATATCCCATTCATTATGTTCAACCGCAAGAATCCTGGACTTAATATGAGGGTACAGGTACTGTTTGATACAAGGTTTGAATTCTTTGAACTTGGATGACGCATCCAACATCGGATACGTGATTCGGAGTCGCTTAATCTCATCTTCATCATTGTAGATAGCGAATGGTAACAGTTTTCTCAGAAAAATTAACCTATATCTAAGTGGTAAGTAATGTAAATTTAAACCTATAAAACCATCAGGTGTTCGTTTAAGTGGTATAACTAATGGAAACCTGTCATAATATGGCAAATCATTTTTTGTTTTTGGATCATATACAAAGAAGTATAGACCACCCATTAAAAACTTTTGTCTATCTGATGGTCGTGTAAATCTTTGTTTTTCTTTGGTCATTGGAATAACCAAACGACCTGGATTTCTCAATTCAGCTATCTTTGTCATTAACCATTTATAAGATTCTTTACTGTTTGTTTGATAATCAGCAGAGGCCTTCTGTTCGGATAATGATGTAAGTATTGATGGTTTTATTGTCATTGGTTATTTAGTTACAGACCTAGGTGGTCTTCTGTTATCAACATAAACTGCCAACCACGGTCAAGGCAGTATTCTGTTGCAGCTTTCCATTTGGCTTGATTAACACCCCAAGTTGTGACTTCAGTAATGTATTGTTTTGTTACTCGTCTTTGTTGTACTGGTGGTTGTGTTTGTTTTTTTGGTTTAACTTCAAGCATCATAGTTTTCAAAGAACCATCTTTGGCACGTGATTTAACCACAAAATCAGGGAAATATCTGTGAAACTTGCCATCTACTGGAGATTTGTAAGGAATGATAACCTCTTCTGAAGCCCAAGACAAAATGCTTGGATTTTTGTCAAGCCAATTCATCACTCTGCATTCCCATGAAGAGCGGTATATGATTTTTGTGTGGTCCCCAACGTATTTCTGAGGATTTGTGGGTCTAAACGTTCCTGAATATGCCATAAATAATATATATAACTTTTTTTAAGATAGATTCAATGCAATTACAAACTCAAAATCCAGATGGATCATTTAGTTCTGTTGAAGCTGGTTACAATGACGTAAATGGTTCTGACCTACAAAGTGACCAAGTAAAAGCGCAATCCGATTTTGCTAATGGTCCCCTGGCGTCACTATTTAAGTCGAAATATAACTATGATGCAATACAATATCCATCAGATTTAAACTCTTCTGGTAAAGGTCATGCAATTGTTTTTGATATTTATCAACCACAATCAGCATCAGTAGAGGTAGCTAAAAATAAGGTTCTTAACACCGTTAAAGATGTAGTAAAAAGCCAAGGCGATGCATTAGAAGCGGCAGGAGGTGTGACGGCAGTAGTTGGATCAGCACTTGCAACGGGAGCTGGAGCAGTTGCTTCAGGAGTTGGTTCGGCAGCTGTTGGAGCCTACAATATTGCTAGCGGTCAAACCGATTATCTTAATCAAGCCAAAGGAGCTATTATAGCCGCAGGTGAAAAAACAGTTTCATATTTAGAACAAAACTTTAATGATTTAGGTACAGGTCAAACAGCTGCTCAATTTATGGAAATGAAAAAAGATTTAAGAGCAACTGTTTCTCTGTATATGCCAGAAACTTTAAGTTTTAATTACACCACATCTTATGGTGAAGAATCTATAATAGGTGCAGCTGCATCATTACCTGGTCTTTTAGGTAAACCTGCAAGTTTTGTAAATAGTGTAATGGATAAT